TGGCGGAAGGTTAGGGGTAACCCTGACGTGTTAGACGCTGCTAGCTAAATATAGCAATTTGGGATTAGCCCTCTAACCATAGAGTGCCCAAAATACAGGTTAGAGTCCTGTCTCTCTGACAAACAACAAAGGGGCATCAATGTCCCTCTGTATACATAATATCAGTTCAAACCTGACAAATAAACTATGAAAGCAATATTAGAATGATTGGAATTTATAAAATAGTATCTCCAATAGGTAGAGTATATGTAGGACAATCTACAAATATAGAAAAAAGATGGAATCACTATAGATCACTAGACTGTAAGGACCAACAAAAAATATATAATTCTTTTGTTAAGTACGGGGTTTGTAGTCATATTTTTTTAATAATTGAAGAGTGTGATGTTAGCGATTTGAACGAAAGAGAAAGATATTGGCAAGAATATTACGATGTTGTAAAAAAAGGATTAAATTGCAAAATGGTTTTTACAAATGAAAAATCTGGTTTTTTATGCGAAGAAACAAAGAAAAAAATAAGCAAAGCAAATAAAGGAAGATCTAATAGAAAGAATTATAACCATTCAGAAGAAACAAAGAGAAAAATAAGTGAAGCCAATAAAGGAAAAAAAGCAACTGGTTTTTTAGGAAATCACTCAGAAGAAACAAAAAGAAAAATAAGTGAAGCCAATAAAGGAAGAATTGTTTCTGACGAACACAAATTAAAATTATCATTAGCAGCTATTGGAAGGCCAAGCAAGTTAAAAGGTAGAATTTTTACAGAAGAAGAAAGAAAAACAATGTATTCAACAAGGAAAAAAATAAAAAATATATGCAAGCTCAATTAACCTTCAATCTTCCAGAAGACCACACAGATTTTGAAGATGCTGTCAATGGACAGAGATGGTCTTTAGCAATGTGGGAACTAGATCAACACCTTCGGTCTCAGACTAAACATCCTCCAGAAGGAATGTCAGATGATACATGGAAGGCATTAGATGATACTAGAGAGAAACTATATGAGATACTAAATGAAAACGCCCTTAAGCTCAGATAGAGCAAACAAAAGACACTAAAGTAAACCTATAGGCTTATGTTTGATTTTTGTGATTTTTTCACAATAAAGTGCATTATAAGGAACAAAACAATACATTTAAGGAACTTTTATGACACATTAAGGAAGATTAGTGCTTTTTAAGGCACTTTTCTTTGTTCACGAAATCGTGTACATAAATGAATAGTGAACAATAAGGTCTCAGACTTATATTGAGTATTTATAAGGTAATGACCTAATATCTGGTATTGCGATATGCGATATTATATCTCCTAGGGTATATATAAAAAGCCTTGACATAAAAATATCTCATATTGCGATATTATACCTTTTAGGGTATAGATAATTTACTCCAGTATGTTTTTATTACCGATAGGGTATAATTGTGCAATATATCATACATTAACTCGGTTTTTTACCGATAAGGAGTAATATATCATACGTACGATGATTACGTACACTTCGTAACGAACTATTCGTAATGATAAAAAAGTTTAGTTTTACTTTAGTCGGTCTCGAAATTTACCGAGGTGAGACCAAAAAATTTTTAGTGGGGGTTACAAAACTTTACAAATAAATACACGGGGGTTAAAAACAAGCCCCCCCCTTCTGTTAAAACTTGTGCGAGGTGTGAAGGTGATACGTTCCGAAAAGTCAGGTTGCCACCCAAAAAAAATATCCCCCCCTTTTTCCCTATCTCGAAGCAAATAACTGATTGATTATCAATAACTTAACAGCCTAAATTGAATTAATTTGAACACAAAAAACGTATTCGCACTACTTAACTGATTGATATGCAATGAATTAAAATGTTCACACTCGTTCGATTGTGTACACTATCAATAAGTTAACTGCTCTATTTAGAATTATTCTAAACAAAGCTCTTGCGTACACACGCACACACACACGCCTACACGTGCGCACATACACGCACCCTGGCGCACACACACGCACGTTATAGGGATTTTTTACCACTTCAGCAAATTTATTTGCTATTTATAATTATTCTAAATTACTTTGAATATTTTTTTATTTGAATTTTTTTGCCTATGCGCATACACACGCACTCGCTGGTGCACACACGTACGCACGTTAACGGTTATTTTACTCACAATTGCAAATTTATTTTTTGCTATTTGATATCGATTATTTATTTTATTTGTTTAAACGAACAAAAATATTTTTAAAATTTATTTAATTGATTATCAATAACTTATAATTTATTTTACATTTTTTTTTAAATTCATAATGATTCTAAATAACATAATTATTTTATTGATTATCAGTAACTTACATTTTACATTTTTTTGCTAACTCATTGATAATCAACTATGTTTACCTATCGTTTCAAAAAATTGCCTTGTAACTCATTGACTATCAATACCCTTTTGTTATAACTAATTGTTTATCAGTAACTTACGATTAAATTTTTGTGTTGTATGTTTGCATCGTTGGTTTAACACACTAACAACTTCAAATCACGTTTGCATAAAGTGTTTACACTACACAACGTGAGATTTATAAAAGCAGTAATAAAAACTGTTTTTTGTGAGATGTGGACTCAAAGAAAAAATACCATTGGTGACGTAAAATCTATGTGCAAACGTAGTCCTACCTAAGTGGACGGGCATCCCTCTTGTGACCAAGTCAAAAATGAGGGTGTATAATCGTGTAGCGTCCGAGTAATCGGGGAACGCCCGTGTTATATGCTTTCTTGAGGGGACTATAAGAAAACAGAGAGAAAACTGTTTTTGTGTAAGTGGCGTATAACTACGTCCTATTAGTCTATGATGGTTCAACCACTTCAATGTGAGAAACCTAAAAAATAATGTGCCGTAAAAACTACCTTGTTATACATAAAGTTTGACATTGTATGTAGGTAACCTCGTGAGGTTAACAAGGTAGCAAACTTTTAAACATATGAAAAACACACAAATCAAAATCGAAAACAACGGGACGTTCATCAAGTTTGACCTTGACACTAACAACACTAAAGACAACAACAAAGTAAGGCGAGCTTTAGTGTATCGTTTCTTTGACTATTACAACACTATGCGAGTACTGGGGGCAAAAGGTTTCAAGGGGAACGAGCCTTTTGTAGTCACTATTTTAATTGACGGGCAGTTACAATTTACGTCTGCAAATTTAACGACTCAAGTACAAACAAGGCTTAAGTTAATTAATAACCCAAAAGGTAGGGAACGTTTCGACTTCGCATTGGATACTATTATCGCAATGGCACAACGTTTCGAGAGTACAAATGTTGATGCAATTATCAAAGATGTTGCGACTCGTTTGTTAGAAGCATAATTTATCCTTACTATCTATTCACCCCTATGGTAATTATCATAGGGGTTTTTTTATGTCTATAAATATGGACAGTCAAAAACAATCATCAACACTCACCAGGCTTAGTCTGTATTAGCAAGTCTATGTAAATTCACAAATCGGTGTGCCGTACGTTCGAGTCGTACATTTACAGCCAAAACAAAAATCTAAACATACAATTATGAGTCTAAAAAATCAAAGTCTAATTATGACCTTTTTAGGTCTTGCACTATCAGTCTTATTGATAGCCGTGTCTTATCACTTTTCCTTACCAAATTGGGTAGAATACTTAGGGGCATTTTGCTTTTTTGTATTTGTAGTCGTGCTGTGTTTTGAAATGTATATCGATGATACTTATAAAAAATAAAACTATGAAACAAATCACACAACAAGCAGTCGGAGCTTTTATGAATGCACAACCATTCAAAAGAGACAACACACAAGTAAAAGTATTACCAAACGTAACAATCTTGTCACTATTCGGTAATGATATTGCTTACCTATACAACGATCCAGAACGCACTTTAAGTATCACCAATTGTGGTTGGTTCTCCAAGACAACAAAAGAACGTCTTAATGGTATACCGAATGTAAACATCTCTCAAAAGAAAGGCGAGTGGTATTTAAATGGTGTACTATGGAATGGTGGAGTAACTGATATAAAATAAAAAAACTATGAATATAAAAACTTTATTAGCCGATGGCAAGACCAATGCCAAAACCAAAAAGAACGTGCGTCCTACGGGTATGCTCTATCTACACCCCTCTATAGTAGAGGGTAAAGATATGTGTCCCTTTGCTACTGTCAATTGTCGAGCTGCTTGTCTTAATACAGCCGGTATGGGTGCTTGGAGCAATACACAATTAGCACGTCTCAATAAGACTAAGTACTACGTATCAGATAGACAAAAGTTCTTGGCTCAACTCTCTATAGAGATTAATAAGATGGCAAGAAAGTATTCATCTGAGACCCTTGCCATACGTCTCAATGGTACAAGCGACCAACCTTTAGTAGAGCAAATTGTCAAGGACTTTACAATTGCCGACAACGTAGTGTTCTATGACTACACAAAGAATCACAAAAAGGCTGGAGAACGTACCTTTCTAAGTGGTCACAAGTATGTAGTCACATATAGCCTACACGAAAATAATATCGAGTCGTTTCAGTATATGCTCGACAACAAACTATGTAATGGTGCTGTAGTATTCAACCTCAAACCTAATCAGCCTATGATTACTGAATGGCGTGGTTTCCCCGTGGTAGATGGTGACGAGCGTGACGATCTTATGCTCGACATACCCAAGGGTACTATCTTAGGACTCAGAGCCAAAGGTAAGGCAAGAAAAGATACTTCGGGCTTTGTTATTCATCTATAACCCCCAAAACACTCATCATATGACTACATCAATTAAATTTGGCGATTTCGTGAAAATGATTTCGCCTACAGACATTAATCAAGTCTACATCGTTATAGGTGTAGACTCACAACAAGCAACTATAGAAGAACTCTATACCGATGCTATGTACCCACAAACACACAATGTACAACTAAACCAAATCTACAAATATGACTTTTAACGAATTTACAACGTGGTGCAAAGGCAAGATTGTTATGCACCCAGACAAGAAACAAGACATCATCGAATTCCATTCATTAGCACATAGCGAAATCGCTGATGGTGGTAGTGAACAACACGAAATCGACTTAGCAATGAACGACATAAACGACTTAATCAATGGATAACACTTTATTAAACGCAAAACAATGGTTCGAGTCTATGGGCTACGAAGTTAATATATTTGTAGGTTCACTATACCTACAATTAGAAAGTTGCTCAGTAGAATTATCTCAACGTGAGATTGAAGGCAGAGCACAACAATGGATTGATGAATTAGATAGAGAAGATTAAATATGAGACCCTTAAATATATTAGTTGCTTGTGAGTACTCAGGTGCAGTACGCCAAGCGTTTAGAAAGTTAGGACACAATGCAATATCTTGTGACCTCTTGGAAGCCGAAGACAATAGCCCGTATCATCACACGGGCGATGTCTTTCAAATTATCAATGCCAATCCTATGAATGGTCAGCCGTGGGACTTAATGATAGCACACCCACCTTGTACGGATCTGGCAGTAAGTGGTAGCCGTTGGTTTCCCGAAAAGATAGCAGATGGTAGGCAAGAACGAGCACTACAATTTGTACGTGACCTTATGGATGCACCCATAGAGCATATCCTTATAGAGAATCCTATTAGTGTTATCTCCTCTAAGATTAGAAAGCCTAATCAGATTATTCAACCGTGGCAGTTCGGAGACCCATTCCAAAAGTCTACTTGTCTATGGCTAAAGAATCTACCATTGTTAGCACACACTAAGATAGTAGACAAAGGAGAATTCAAAGAATGGATTGACAAGAAAACCGGTAAGACTAAACGCCAAGCAACGTGGTACTATGAAGCTTTCAAACGTGGCAAAGAAGACAGATGGAAAGATCGATCACGTACCTTTCAAGGTATAGCCGATGCCATAGCCGACCAATATTCTAATTATATTTTAAATAAATAGTAAATTATAATAAATTATAATATATTTGAACAATGAAACAACAGACTAAATTCAAAGTAGCAGTAAGAAAATACCCTATAGAGTATTCAAGAGAAGGTACTATAGGTCTGATGCAAGAAAAATGGGAACGATTACGTGACGATAATGGTATCATTCAATATCACTACGCTTACCGACCAGAAGAAGGACAAGTATTCTACACTATACAACCTACACTAAAGAAATGTCGTGCACAAAGGAATGAAGTTTTATTGGAAAGATTATTAAAGTGTGGTTATGATATAAACAAAGAACATATAATGTTAGCGTTCGGAGAATCTATATGGTGGTATCCACTTAAAACGGGTGGTAGATTCATATACGATTGGAACGAGGCAATTGGTATTGCTATGGCTAATGGTGTTACTGTAAGATTAAAGTTAGGCGATTTAGAATGGGATAACTTAGACGATCCTAATGCTACTCGCTATTGTATGAGAACAAAAAAATAAATATAGATATGACAAAATTATTAGTAAAAGACGCAATCGAAATCATTAAGAGTAAGAGATTTTTCTCTGCTGTGTTCACAAAGAAAGATGGTAGTACACGCTACATCTATGGTAGGTATGGTGTGAAGAAACATCTGAAACCCAATGCTAAACCCCAAGCCTATAACCCATCAGAACGTGGTTACTTGACTATATGGGATATGCAGAAAAAAGAATATAGATTAATAAACACCCAAACACTCACCGTTATAAACCACAAAAAAATATATGTTAAATAAATTAATAAACTTTAAAATTGAAGTTGCTTACGCTCTTAAAGAGTATCCGGAAATAACTGAAGAAATCAATAATATACACGACTATTGTATGTTGTTTATGACTGACGGCTTAGTAATATTTAGCAACGAATTAGATATTGCTCTCAATGATTTAGAAGAGTTAATAGAAAGAAACAAAGAAGTCTCCAGTCATACTGATTGGAGTACTGAGTACGAAACAATTTACGAAAGAGACTTATAATTATGCAAAAAACATTTAGAATCGGAGAATCTGCAATCGGTGGTATTGTAGTAGTTAAGACACGTCCTAAAAACGTGTATGAAGTTACTTGCTTAGACTGGTATACAAAAGAAAAAGTTCAATGGAGATTTGTATACGGACTCGAAGAACTTAAAGATTATTTAACGGACATTAGCACATACTATTGGGCTGATAAAATAACAAAACACTTTAAAAAATGAAATATACTATAGAACAAATCGATGCAATGCTGTACGCATTAGACGATGCAATTTATGAATCAGAATTAAAACTGAACATTGAAGACGATAACGAGTTGAGAGATGCTCACATTGAACAATTAAGACAATTAGATAACATATTTAACTTATTAAACGATTTAAAATTATGAAACACACAATTATAACAGAAGTAGAAAATTCCGATATAAACATTGTAATGTTTATCGAAGACCACGCATTGGTAGGTATTAATTATTGGTTTGGACTCGGAGACCCACTCGGTCCAGAACTAAGTGACTTTTTTGGTAAACCTGATCGAATCTTATTCGATTATGTTAAAAGGTATTACAACAATGCAGAATATGACGTTGATTACTTTTTTCCATCGCCAGATTTTGACCATCAAGTAAAAAGATTAGATGGTATTATGTCTGCTATGCATCAAGTAAACTTTATCGAGGAGCAGATAAGCGAATTGCAATTAACAATTAAAAACTTAATGGAGAACTTATAAATATGGGACGTTATTATTCAGGGGACATCGAAGGCAAGTTTTGGTTTGCTGTCCAATCATCAGGTTGTGCTGACCGTTTTGGTAGCATTGGTTATGAACCTTCTTGCATTGAATACCATTTTGACTTCGAACATTTGTCGGGAGTAAAAGAAGAGATTCAAAATATAGAAGAAAAGTTAGGAGACAAGAAACAAAAGTTAGATGACTTCTTCGCAGAAGTAATTAGTTACTCAGACAAATCGATTGCAGATTTAGGAGTTACTAAAGATGACTTATCAGAGTATGCTGATCTACTGATGGGTTATAAAATTAGAGATTGTATTGAAGACACGGGAGCGTGTAGTTTTACTGCTGAATTATAATAAACAATTTAAAAATAAACATATGAGACAAGTAACAATTAAAGTACAACGTACTTACACCAAAGAAGCACAGGTAACTATTGAGTTACCTGACAATGTAGTATTAGACTATGTAGATGATTATCTACTTGCAAATCAAGGATTGTATGAGAATAGAATTCAATATGCAATGGATAAGCAAGAACATTCTTTTGACGATGAAACAATACGTTATGATGTTACCGAAGAAGTAACAGAACGTAGACATATCTGGGGAGGTACATTATGAAAATAGAAACTTATTGCCCACTATTCCCCGGCTTTTATGGTACAATATTCGAGCCGAACGAAGAGAATGAAATCGAATATCACAACGATGAGAACGATACTGAATTATCCTATGATGATTTTGAATTTGACTATACTGACTACCAAGAAAGAGTTGCCCGTGCATTTGTAAATTCTTTTGAGGTAGAGTTTCAAGATGTTATGCCAGTGGAGATTAACTATCAAAGCATATCAAGTCCTCAGTATTATAATTTCTCCAATGATTCAATTAACATTGAGGTTGACCTTGACTTTGATAAATTTATGCAGATTGTAAATGATAACAAGGACAATCTCAAAAAATACATTCGTGATAACTACACATCTCGTGATGGCTTTAATTCATTCCATTCTAATGATATCGAAGATTGGTGCGACCCAGAATATGTATTGGAGAATTTATCTCATCGTGTTGGTGCTTTAATGGAAGCTTTGCTCCTAACAATTGTTAATCAAGATGATATCTACCATTGGGCAGAAAGTGAAATGTTCTACCTTAATTATAAAGTAAAATGAAAATAGAAGAAATAACAGCAAAACTAAACGAGAAAGGATATGTATATCCCGATTGTTTACGATGGACTACGGGAGATATCAATCTCCGGTTGTCAGCAATGGATAGACAAGATGACTTAAAGTTTATGACTGAAGACGATAAGATGATGTTATTAGAAAATTTCTTTGATGCATATGCTGATGACATTATGGAATTCATTAACCAAAAATTAGAACAAGACCTTGAGTCTTATACGGATTACCAAGTAACAAAACAACCATTTTAATTATGAAAGTATTAGAATTATTCGCAGGTTCACGCAGTATCGGTAAGGTATGCGAAGAGATGGAGTACAGAGTATTCTCATCGGATTGGACACAATTTGACGGCATAGACTATGCTGTAGACATTAATCAGTTTGATACGGAGAAAGTGCCATTCATTCCAGATGTTATATGGGCATCTCCTCCTTGTACAACATTCTCTGTTGCTTCTATAGGTAAACATTGGCATCCAAATCGGAGACCCAAATCTAACGATGCATTGATAGGCTTAGAAATTCTTAAGTCTACTATCAATATTATCAATCAGTATAAGAAACTTAACCCTAACCTTATATGGTACGTTGAGAATCCTCGTGGTATGATGCGCAAGATGGAGTTATGGAATGATTTATTTCACGTCCGTAATACTGTGACCTATTGTCAGTACGGAGACACACGAATGAAACCTACTGATATATGGACAAACAATTTCGATTGGACACCTCGCCCAGCGTGTAAGAATGGTATGCCTTGCCATGTATCTGCACCTCGTGGTAGCACTACTGGTACACAAGGTTTAAAAGGTAGTTACCTACGATCTCAAGTACCATATGAATTATGTAAGGAAATAATAAATGCTACAAAAATATGACAACTATAATTAATAAACTAAAAGACATGGGTTATATAGTATATAACCCTTACAACAATTCATTAGAGAGACCTCGATACATTGTACCTTTAAATGAATTTGACACAGAAGAAATTGATAAACTAACCGTGGAATTATATATCGATAGTTTAGAGTTAATCAAAAAAGAATTACCGGATGAATATGGCACGATTAAAAACTTTAAGCAACATTTATTCTTTGACATAAATGCCGATGGTTCGTTTTATGAATGGACTTGTGATTTGGCTTATGAGTGTATAGATGATGCGATTGCTGTTGCTCGTGAATTAAACATCGAAGAAATATGGGATTGTGACGATGGCACTAATATATATGTAGATGAAACAGATTGATGCATTTGTACCAAAAGAAATTTATGATGACTTTGTTAAGAAACACAAAACACATAAAGGCGCATTAGATTATTTATCTATAGCATTAGAACATAGAATTACTGCACAAAGATATTTAATCAATCGTGATTTGATTACGCAAGTAAATCATATTAAAATTAATATACCAATCAAAGAACATTTAGTTCCTTATTTGAATGAATATTGTTTGATTAAAGGTATTACTAAACAAGAACTATTAGTTAAAATTATGTTAAAAAGAAGAGTATGAAAGCAATAGGATACATTAGAGTAAGTACTGATATGCAAGCTGACAAAGGTACATCACTCGATAACCAAGTAGCAAGAATCAAAGAGTACGCCCAGCAAAAAGGATTTATACTAGAAAATATTTTCGAAGATGCTGGTTATAGTGGAAAAAATACCAAGAGACCTGGCTTCCAAGCAATGTTTAGTCGACTAAGACAAGGAGGTATCAATGCTGTCATCGTATGGCATAGCACTCGTTTCGCCCGTAACCTCAAGGATAACATTGTACATATGGCAGAACTTGAGCAAAGAAAGATTAAGTTCTACTCCATTGAAGAACCTATGATGTCTGGCTCCAGTGGTAAGGCTATGAGAAATCTTATGGCTGTGTTTGCCGAGTATCAATCTGATGTTACTGGCGAGTATACACGTAGTGTAAAAAGTAACCTTAAGAAAAATCAAAAAGTCTATTGTGCTTATCCTCCCCTTGGTTTTGTTAATCAAGATGGAGTGATGATCCGAGACCCAAACGCTTTTAAAATTGTAGATGAAATACAAGTGATGCATTCACAAGGATTATCACTACGTAAAATTGCTCAACACTTTAATACTCAAGGAATTAAAGGTAACAAAAATGGAAAATTTCATGCAAGTACAATACAAAAAATATTAAACAACAACATTTATGATTTATATAGAAACAAAACAACAGACACACAATAAGAATCTAATATTAGAAACTATCGAAGAGGTTATCGGTGTACCTCGTGAACTTTGGGAAATCAAAAGAAGCCGTTCTACTGAAGAAGTATTTATCAGAGATATCTATATCTATATGCTATACACTTATGCTGATATTACATTTCAAAACATATCACGTATCGTTGGTTTAAAAAATCACGCCAGTGCTGTTCAATCAGTTAATAAGATAAAGAAATGGTTAGATAATCCTACTGAATACACAATCAAACTTAAATTAATTAATGAAATATTTAAAAGATATGAAGATGCAAGATAATATAATAAAAGTTTTTATACATATACTGGATAGAGTTGACCCTCTTTGGAAAACTAATACAGAAATTGTCGATTGCTTGAAGGCAATTAAGAAACATACTAATCAAACCTTTACTCCTCCCACATTAGATGATGTGGCTAATGAACTTAAAAAAGAAAAAGTAAGACAGCATCGTGAACAAGCAGAGAAGTTTTGGAATTTCTATGAATCTAAAAATTGGATGATAGGTAAGAACAAAATGAAAAATTGGAAAGCTGCTATTAAAACTTGGAATTTTGAAAAAAATAATATAATATTGTAAACTTTGTTATGAAAAAAATAAAAGATATATTATCAATAACAGCGTATGTTATATATATAATCACTATGTTGTGTGCCTCAGTACTATCGGTTGTATACTTTGACATACTATTAACTCAAAAATAATTATGAGATACGAAATAGATCCAATCACATTAGAATACAGAAAACTGAAGAAAAGATTTTCAGTCAATGTTTGGTTAGCCGTTGGCATAATAGTTATAAGTATATTTCTTACCTCTTGGGTGACCAATCTCAACCCAGTTAAAATTATAATGGTCAAGTACATTACAAACAAAACGAATGTCAAGGCTGATGTAGAATTAAACGAAGAAAGTTTGACTACAGCATTGCATACACATGGATGTGTTCTACCTAACGTAGCAGTAGCTCAAGCTAGATTAGAATCTAACTTAGGTAAGAGTGTAGTAGGTAAGAACGCCAAGAATTTATTTGGAATTACCCACCATAGATGTCAGTATGTTACTGGTAAGTATGGTGTATATGCCAAGTATAATACTTATGAGGATAACATCAAATGTTATATTCATATCCAAGACCATTACTTGACAAATATAGATGGTCGTTATGCATCTGATCTGACATACATAACTAAATTAAAACAAATAAAATAATGTTAAGACGAATGTTAAAATTATTTTTTCCCAACCTAATGAAGGTATATGGCATATCGGTTATTGTTAAACCTATATGTGAGCATGACCCTAAAGCTCAGAGTACAGTGTATCCTGAGACCGAATCAGATTTCAATGAAGTACAATTAAATTTAAAACAAGAAATTAAAAAACAATATGACTCTAAGAGAAGCAATTAGTTTTCGTTTCCAGAAGGTTACGATGACTACACAGATGACCGGAGATACATCCGTATTACATTATTTCCAAAAGACAATTAACAACGTTCCTTTAATGATTGACGTTGATGACAAGGGGAATTGGTTCGGAACTATATTTGATATGGGCGTTAAGTTTTATACTCCAGGTTTATTTCAAGATATAATCAATGCTGTAGAGAAAGGAGAATGGGATGCTAACGTATAATTATACTAATCGCTACAATGATGTCATTACATTTACTCAGTCTGGAGATTGGACAATCCGAATGATTGGAGGAGATTACTTTAGATATGGTTGGAAGACTGATGACCAAATAAAAAATAAAGAGTATACCATGGCTGATCCGAGTGGTGGACCGTACATTGCTTCGGGCTCAGATATGGGCAGATTTATGAAGGAATGGAAAGGATTAATAGTTAAACATATCACACCAGATACAAATGGTGAGAATGTATTACATTTATTTCAAGGTAGGATGATGAAGGGAACTACCAATGGTGAGGAAGAGTTGAGATGGTATAAGGCCGGGGACTCATCTGGAGACTACGAAACATACAATGATATGGAACAATTTTTAGTAGCACAAAATGAACGATAAACAACAGACCGCAATAGAGACACTATGGGACATGATTCCAAAAGACACTCAGAACTACATAATTAAGCAATTCAACGGACTTAAGAAAGCCAAAGAGATGGAGGTAGCAGAAAAAGAAAGTAGCTATGCAGAAGGATACGCTGAAGGCTATAAGAGAGCATTAGAATTAATTCAATGGATGGTAAAAACTGAAATAAAAAGAAAAAAATGAACAACGAAACAAAACAAACGGCAGTAGAGTGGTTTATGGAACAAATAGGAGAAAAACAACCTAATGGGCTTTATGTAATTGATACATTAGAAGATGTGCAAAATGTATTCCAACAAGCCAAAGAAATGGAAAAGCAGCAGATGATTAAAGCATACGCTTCGGGTTACACAGATGAAGACTTTTTTGAGGATGGTAAAGAATGGATTTATGAAGCACCACAACGATATTACAACGAAACATACGGAGGTAACAAATGAAAGAGATAAAATTATTTTATTATAGAGCATTTAAGATTCTTACTGAAAAAGAAGCAATTGAACTTGATTTAAAATTTATTACAAATATT